CTGATGACCCTTACTCGGTAATGCCTCCCCGTTTGAGGGCTTATCATGAGTTCGTCGGTGCCCCTGATGATGACGCCAGTGCGTTGCAAGCTGTCACCGCTGCGGACGTTTGTGATCTGCAACCGCTGCGCCTCGCGTTGCCAGCCATGGATGAGGCTGCCCTTGAGGTCACCTTCTTGCATCACGAAATCGAGAGGTTTTCACGTGAATTCCTTTCCGCTGCTGGTACTTCCCGATGTTATGACGACGTGAAGTTTTCCCAGCTTGCCGCTTTGATTTTCCCGAAGCACACTTTCGACGATGTCGTTTTGCGCACTGCGACGTGGCGGAAGCGTTTGACTGCTTCCACTTTTCGGGAAAATGAGGCTGACTTCGTCTCGCGGGCTCATGTTGGCACCGTGTTGTGGACCGCCTTTTCCGCTGCCATGCGGCTGCCGCCCGATTGTGAGTTCTCTCTTGATGAGCTGCAAGAATGCTGTCGTGAGCAGGCTCTGGCTCGCGTAGAAGGTGCAAATGCTGCTCGTCTTGCAGTTCTCAACGATCGTGCTGAGCCCGATCAGGACTTCACACACGTGCACCATTTCATTAAGGTCCAAGCAAAAGCCAAGATGGAAGGTCTGCATCTGGACAAACCGAAAGCTGCGCAAAGCCTCATGCAAACTTCTGAGGAGTGCGTGGTGCTGTTCGGCCCTTGGTGGCGATTAGTTGTGAAGAAACTCCTTCAGCACTGTCCGGAAAACATCTGGTTGCACATTGGCAGAGGGCTCCCACAGCTTGACGCTTGGGTCCGCTCCTATTGGCAGGAAGGTAATGGCACCACCATCAATGACTTCACCGAGTTCGATGCCTCTCAGCGCGGTGAGTCTGTGCAATTGGACAACTGTCTCTTGCGCTGGGTTGGGGCGCCCGAAGAGGTCCGTGACCTTTACCGGTACTGGAAAACGCATCTGGTAAGTGACAAGCTGGCCGCTGAGGCGCTTCGCACTCATCGAGCGACTGGTGAAAGTGGCACGTTCATTGGCAACACTTGCTACTCCATAGCTTGTTGCGCGCTTCTTTTCACCCCGCCTGCTTTGCACCGAGGGCATTGGCTCTTTGGCGGTGACGACATGGCCACTGATCAGGTTGTTCTGGCGCCCCCCGCTTCCGCGAAGTTTTACGCTCGGAAGATTCGCACTGTGTCCAAGCTCCAGCACCCTGACGTTGCTGACTTTTGCGGATGGATCTTAACCAGCGATGGCATTCTTCGTGACCCACTTTTGATGTGGCTCAAAACGAAGTTCAAAATTGCTCGCGGTCAAGACCCGCTCACCTTCCTCGCCTCTTATGCCGTTGAGCTCAGTTTTACATACAAAAATCGCTCAGAGGCTTTCCTTCATCTGCCTGACACAAGC